TGAGTTTCAACACGTTGTTAATTCACGTGCTAGAAAGTTTATTGATTTAGGGGAACATTTGTGGGGGCTCCGATATAGTGATGAAGAATTGTTTTACTCAATGTTAGGTTATGATGAAGACGTCGTTCTTGATGATTCAATTTGTGTATGGTTGTTAAGTAATGGGTATACAGACCCTGTGTTACTTAAAGTAAAGCCAGAACCTAGAGTTGTTGGTAAAGTTCCACGATTAGTATGTATGGTTTCTTCAGTTATGAATACGAATGCTCGACTCGGTCTTATGAACCCTGTCATTCAAGAGCAACGTAGTACTGATACCAATACTGCTGTGGCCTTAGATTTAAACACTCAAGCCGAAACCATGAAACTTTATGATAAGTTTAAGAGTAATGCTCCTTTGTCATCATCCGATGTTCAAGGTTGGGAATACGCCAATGATGTTGTTTCTTTCTGGTCCGATTTTTCTAGATGGTTATATTCTTTAGGTCTTGTTGATTTAGATTTTAATATAATAGCCGATGCTAGTTATGTTTATTACCTTATGGGTTTGTTTTTCTGCGAGTTACATCGTGTCATGCAAACTGAATGTGGCAATTTATTTGTTACTGTATTAGGTTTAGTAACTTCTGGTGGTTATATTACGTTTTCTGGTAATTCTAATAAGCGCAGTTTACTGTCTTATAGAGTTTCAAAATCCCTCTCTCTCAAACTTCGCTTTGTCTTTTCTGCTGGTGATGACAATATGGATAGTAATCCGTACGCATCTGAGATTTACAAAGCTTTCGGTTATGTTATAACCGATTTTGTAGTTCAAGAGACAAGTTTCAATTTTTGCTCTACCGTTTTCACTGAGAATGGTTCGTACCAAGAAAACATCTCAAAATCTTTTGTCAATATGATGTACGATCAGTCTTCCTGGGAAGAAAAATTAGTAGCTTTCAGGTTAAATTTCCGATTTCATCCTGAATACTCCCATTATAAGGAGTTGTTGTTGCTTAATGCCCCGGTTGAAGAACAGTGCTAGTTGATGTATTACTACCCGCTTCACTGCTCAGGGTAGTTTAAATATTACGAGCATGCCAAAAGTGAATCCTCCTAGCAAGAAAGCTAAGAAACCAAGAACAAAGGTCAAATCTAAAATGACCGTGCCTAAAGCAACGAACTCTTCTTCAGAGATAGCTGCTTTATCAGCAAAATTAGACCGTATTAATAACAAGATACCCTCGGTTAAGGGTGTTCTAGAGAATGTTGGCTCTTCAGTTGGTGGTTTCTTCGGTAACTCCAAACTTGGGAAGAATTTAGGTAGTAAGCTGTCTGCTATTACTGGATTTGGAGATTATCAAATATCATCGAATTCTTTAATTAAAGGCGCAGCGGAACCCATGCCACAATTTTACTCAAAACAGATGATTCGATTCAAAGAACGTGAATATATCGGTGAGATTACTTCTGCCGCTTTCACGGTAGGAGCGTTTAATAATGATTTTCACGCTATTAATCCTTCTAGTCCTTCCATGTTCCCGTGGTTATCTACTATTGCTACGTTATACGAGCAATGGTACCCGCATGGAATTGTCTTTGAATTTGTTAGTACGTCTTCTGAGTATAATGGTGTCTCCCAAGCCCTTGGTACAGTTATCATGGCCACCGATTATAATCCACTTAATCCACAGTTTTCTAATAAACAAACTATGGAGAATGCGGATTTTGCCAATTCTACAAAACCGAGCAATTCAGCTATGCATGGTGTTGAATGTGATCCTAAAATGCGTCCCGTTGAACTGTTGTATGTAGGTACTAATACTGCCACTCCTTTACAGTTTAGCACGCTTGGAAATTTTCAAATAGCCACAGTTGGTTGCAGTTCTACTAGTGTTTCCTTAGGTGAACTATGGATCTCTTACGACATTTCTTTTAGCAAGAAGAGTGTTTTAAATACCTCTCAGGTTGATTTTGAACAAGCTGGAGAATCAGCGCCTAACGGCGTCTCCGTTCGAGAAACCCCTGATCCTGTCGCAGGTTCTAGTCCCTTAATCAAATTAACCGGTATTGCGAATTTTTCTGGTTTGACGTTTCTATGTGTTGGAACTTTTTACGTTACTTATAGTAACAACGGTCAGAACTCAACTACGTTGGGTTCCCCTGTTTATTCCAATATGATAGAAATTAGAAACTATAATAGCAATGGCGTTTATGGTCAGCAGAATGTTTGGTTATACGTTGTTCAGGTTAACAATCCTGGCGCTACGATGTATTGGCCCTTAAACACTTCACCGGCTATTTGGGGATATACTTTAACTGTAAACAAAGTTCCTACTTGGTTTAATTAGTCAGGTTATTAAGACTATAACACCGCGGTGTCCCCTCTACGTTTAAAAGGGGGACATTTACGAACGAGCGCGTATTCATTGAAACGAAGCGTACCGTAAATGTCCTAGGAAGCAGTCCTAGTAGCTTAAGCTGTATCGTTAAAAGTTTAGCGTTAAAAGTAATCTAACGCCACAAAGTTAAAAGAGAGAAGTACTCTCTACCGCC